TCGATGCAAAATACACGAAGGAGTTAGCTGATGCGAAAGCTGAAAATGATGCTCTTCGGCGCAAGCTTGATAATGGTGGCAGGGTGCTCGTCAAAGGAAAATGCCCTGTGCCATCCTCAGCCGAAACCTCCGGCGCCTCCGGCATGGGCAATGATGCCACCGTCGAACTCTCTCCAGTTGCTGGACGAAACGTTCTCAGTATCAGATCCGGAATCATCAGCGACCAAACATCACTGAGAGCGCTGCAGGAATACATCAACACGCAGTGCCTGAAATGAACAATCATAGCCTCGTAATAGCGAGGCTTTTTACTAACCGAGGGTAAATAATGTCATCTCCAATCATGAAGTATTTCGCTTATCAACACCTCCCTGCGCATCTGCAGGAAATAAGTAAGCCAATCGGTGACCTTGCGACACTGATGGATGAATCACTGCCGGACAGTGCTGAAAAGTCAGCAGGTCTCCGCAAGCTGCTCGAAGCTAAAGATGCGCTGGTGCGAGCAAAGCTGGGGTAAGTCATTACAAAGCCTATCTACGGGTGGGCTTGATAATGAAACCTGAATTTATTCTGGGCAACCAGTTACGGCAGTACAGCGAAACAACCCAAGCCAGTAAGTGGGGAAATAACACTGGCAGCCACTGTAAGATGAACCTCCTGCCTTATGGCAAAAAAGATTCTTTGTGGTGGCGGACTGATGGAAAGACATCGGTTATTGCAGAGACCATTCAATGAGTGGTCTCGACAATGGCTTATACCCTGCACGGGATAACTTAACTGATATCCCTTTTAACGGATAAACGGAGCCAACAATGGCAGAGATTATTCCCATGACTGAAGAACAGAAATTCCAGTTAGAGATTTACAAACTGGTCATGAACCAGAACGCAGCCGCAGAAGAAGCATTTCAGTTCATTGGCACTGACGAACTGAAGCTTGAGCTATTCAAAATTCACTTTCAGTCAGGCGGCGCTAATTCAGATATCACGACCCGAACTATCGAAGCGGTGCGTAAATCGAAGGAAGCGTTAGACCTGTTCACTACCGGAGCATAAACATGGCAACTCAAGGTTTCGACAACCCATCCAAATTCCGCGATGAATGGGATAAGCAAGCAGAAGGGAAATAATCAATATGGCAGCACCAAAGGGCAACCGATTTTGGGAGGCCCGCAGTAGTCATGGGCGAAAACCTAAATTCGAATCGCCTGAGGCGCTGTGGGCTGCTTGTTGTGAATACTTCGAGTGGGCTGATGATAACCCGCTATGGGAGGGTAAGGTATTTTCATATCAGGGAGAAATAATTAAGGCTAATGTCCCTAAGATGCGAGCCATGACTATTTCAGGATTGTGTACCTTCCTTGATATCACCAGGCAAACATGGGGAACCTTCCGGTCAATGGAAGGCTTTTCTGACGTCACATCACGAGTGGAAGACATCATCTACGACCAGAAATTCTCTGGCGCAGCTGCTGACCTTCTCAACGCTAACATCATCGCCCGTGATTTGGGCCTCAAAGAGCAGTCGCAAGTTGAAGACGTGACACCTGATAAGGGAGATCGCGATAAGCGGCGCTCTCGTATCAAGGAGCTATTCAACCGTGGAACTGGACGCGATTCTTGATAACTTGAGCGACGAAGAGCAAATCGAATTGCTCGAGCTACTCGAAGAAGAAGAGAACTACCGTAACACACACCTGCTATATGAATTTACGCCATACAGCAAACAGCGTGAGTTCATCGACGCCGGGCATGACTATCCAGAGCGCTGTTTTATGGCTGGTAACCAGCTTGGTAAGTCATTTACTGGTGCTGCTGAAGTCGCGTTTCACCTTACCGGGCGTTATCCGGGCACAAAAGGCTATCCTGCTGATGGTAAATATGGCGGTGAGTGGAAAGGTAAGCGTTTTTATGAGCCTGTTGTCTTTTGGATTGGTGGCGAGACAAACGAGACTGTAACCAAAACGACTCAACGCATCCTGTGTGGTCGTATCGAAGAGAATGGTGAGCCAGGCTACGGTTCCATACCTAAAGAAGACATCATTAGCTGGAAGAAGTCTCCTTTCTTTCCGAACCTTGTTGATCACCTTCTGGTTAAGCATCACACGGCTGATGGCGTTGAAGATGGCATTTCAATCTGCTACTTCAAGCCATACTCGCAAGGTCGTGCTCGCTGGCAGGGTGACACAATCCACGGCGTGTGGTTTGACGAAGAACCACCATACAGCATTTATGGTGAAGGCCTTACCCGTACCAACAAATACGGGCAATTCTCAATTCTGACGTTTACCCCGCTGATGGGGATGTCTGACGTTGTTACCAAGTTCCTGAAGAATCCAAGCAAGTCGCAGAAAGTGGTCAACATGACCATCTACGACGCTGAGCACTACACAGACGAACAGAAAGAGCAAATCATCGCATCTTATCCTGAGCATGAGAGAGAGGCGCGTGCTCGCGGTATTCCTACGATGGGTAGTGGTCGAATCTTCCAGATACCGGAAGAGACTATTAAGTGTCAGCCGTTCGAGTGTCCTGATCACTTCTACGTAATTGGTGGGATGGATTTCGGATGGGATCACCCGCAGGCGCAGGTTCAGCTTTGGTGGGATAAGGACGCAGACATAATCTACCTTTCACGCGTTTGGAAGGCGAAAGAAAAGACAGCCGTTCAGGCGTGGGGAGCTGTTAAACCATGGGCGCATAAAGTGCCAACCGCATGGCCTCATGACGGAAACCAGCACGAGAAGGGCGGCGGTGAGCAGCTCAAAGGGCAGTATGCGGACGCTGGATTTATGATGTTGCAGGAGCATGCAACATGGCCTGATGGCGGCAACGCTGTTGAGCCTGGCATCACTGAATTGCGAGACATGATGCTCGACGGTCGCTTCAAAGTATTCAACACCTGTGAGCCATTCTTTGAGGAGTTCCGCCTCTATCACCGTGATGAAAACGGGAAAATCGTCAAGCTTAACGACGACGTGCTATCCGCCGTTCGCTATGCATACATGATGCGCCGCTTCGCAAAAATGATGCGCGACATCAAAAAGCCAAAAGAGAAAAAGATACCAGCCCCAATCAGGCCCATCGCACGGAGAACTTAAATGGCCGACGAAAACAGACTCAATTCCATTCTGTGTAAGTTTGACGCAGACTGGATGGCGAGCGATGAAGCCAGAACCGAGGCGACAAATGACCTGTATTTTAGCCGAGTGTCGCAATGGGATGACTGGCTATCAAACTACACCACCCTGCAATATCGCGGACAATTCGATGTTGTCCGCCCGGTGGTCAGGAAGTTGGTCGCAGAGATGCGCCGGAACCCTATCGACGTTCTCTTCCGACCAAAAGACGGTGCTAATCCTGATGCAGCCGATGTGTTGATGGGGATGTATCGTACTGATATGCGCCATAACACGGCAAAAATTGCCGTTAACGTTGGCGTTCGTGAGCAGATAGAGTCCGGCGTTGGTGCATGGCGTCTGGTCACGCAGTACGAAGACAACGATCCAACAAGCAACAATCAGGTAATTCGACGCCTGCCAATTCATGAAGCCTGCTCACACGTCATATGGGACGCCAACAGCAAGCAGATGGATAAGAGCGACGCTAAGCACTGCACGGTGATTAACGCCTTGTCGCGCAATGTCTGGAAAGAGTTCGCAGAGGATTACGGTATTGATCCGGACACCTTGCCATCTTTCCAGAATCCGAACGATACATGGCTGTTTCCGTGGGTATCGAATGATGTCGTCTACGTCGCTGAGTATTACGAGGTCGAAGAGAAGAAAGAGAAAGTCTTCATCTACCGCGACCCGCTGACAGGTGAGCCGGTAAGCTATTACCAGCAGGATATCAAAGACGTCATCGACGACCTGGCTAATCGTGGATTCATTAAGGTAGCAGAGCGCAAGGTGAAGCGTCGGCGTGTGTATAAGTCGATCATCACCTGTACGCAGATACTGAAAGACCGCGAGAAGATAGCCGGAGAGCATATTCCAATCGTTCCAGTGTATGGTGAATGGTCATTCGCTGGTGACAAGGAGTGCTACGAAGGAGTGGTAAGGCTGACGAAAGACGGTCAACGCCTTCGTAACATGATCATGTCGTTCAACGCCGATATTGTTGCTCGTTCACCGAAGAAGAAACCGACCTTCTTCCCTGAGCAAATCGAAGGCTACGAATACATGTACGGTGGAAATGATGACTATCCGTACTATCTGCAGAACAGGACCGATGAAAACGGTAACGACCTGCCGATTGGTCCAATCTCCTACATGGAAAACCCTGAAGTGCCGCAAGCCAACGCTTACATGCTTGAGGCAGCCACCAACGCAGTGAAAGAGGTGGCTAGTCTTGGCGTGGATGCGCAGGCGGCAAATGGTCAGGTCGCTTTCGATACCGTCAATCAACTGAACATGCGGGCAGACCTTGAGACATACGTGTTTCAGGATAACCTGGCTACCGCAATGCGACGTGATGGCGAGATTTATGCCTCAATGGTCAACGATATTTATGACGTTCCTCGCCATGTAACGCTGACTCTTGAAGACGGAAGCGAGAAAGACGTTCAACTCTACGCGCAAGTTGTAGATTACCAGTCCGGCAATGTGGTCACACTCAACGACATTCGCGGTCGCTATGAGTGCTATACAGACGTTGGACCATCCTTCCAGAGTATGAAGGAACAGAACCGCGCAGAGATTCAGGAGTTACTCACCAAGGTTCCACAAGGTACTCCAGAGTTCCAGATGCTGATGCTGCAATACTTCACGCTGCTTGACGGTAAAGGCGTCGAGATGATGCGAGAGTACGCGAACAAGCAACTGGTGATGATGGGGCTGAAGAAACCAGAAACACCTGAAGAGATGGAGATGGTACAGCAGGCTCAACAGCAGCCGCAGCAGCCATCAGCAGAGCAAATTCAGGCGCAGGGTATCCTTCTGCAAGGTCAGGCTGAATTGCTCAAGGCAGAGAACCAACAGGCGCAGATTCAGGTTGAAGCCGCCAAGGTTGAAGCCCAAAACCAACTCAACGCCGCGAAGATTGCGGAAATCTTCAACAATATGGACCTAGACAAGCAGGCAGAACTGCGTGAGTACCTCAAGCTCGTAGGTCAATTCCAGCAACAGCGCAGCAAAGATGCTCGTGCTAACGCTGAGCTGCTTCTTAAAGATGCAGACCAGACTCATTCACAACGCATGGATTTCGCGAATCTTATGCGTCAAGTTCAAATCCCCTCCGGCGGAGTAGCCGAGACACCTCAATAAGAGAGAGTTAACCATGGACCAAACCACCGACATTCAGGCTTCTGAAGAATTAACCCTGCCCGGCAATCATGCAGCGGCATCTGCTGATGGCTTAGTTGTCGATAATGCCAACGACAACGCAGGTCAGGAAGAAGGCTTCGAGATTGTCCTGAAAGACGATGAGAAACCAAAACAAGACCCGGCAACTAATGCTGAATTTGCCCGTCGCCGCATTGAACGCAAACGCCAGCGTGAGCTTGAGCAGCAGATGGAAGCGGTTAAGCGTGGAGAGTTGCCGGAGCACCTGCGGGTGAACCCTGAGTTACCAAAACAACCAGACCCTAACGATTATCTTTCCGAAGATGCACTGGCTAAGTACGACTATGACCAGAGCCGCGCACTGGCTGCCTTCCAGCAGGCAAACAGTGAATGGCAGATCAAGGCTATGGACGCACGAAGCCAGGCTGTCGCCGAGCAGGGTCGCAAAACTCAGGAGTTCACCCAGCAATCAGCGCAATACGTCGAGGCAGCCCGTAAGCACTACGACGCAGCGGAAAAGCTCAATATCCCTGACTATCAGGAGAAAGAGGATGCATTCATGCAACTGGTGCCGCCAGCAGTCGGTGCCGACATCATGCGCCTCTTCCCGGAGAAATCCGCCGCTCTCATGTATCACCTTGGTGCTAATCCTGAGAAAACACGCCAGTTGCTGGCGATGGACGGGCAATCCGCGCTGATTGAACTCACTCGACTGTCAGAACGTTTAACTCTCAAGCCTCGAGCCAAGCCAGTTTCAGAAGCCCCGTTACCTGATGAACCCATTCAGGGACACGCTGTTGCTGCAAATATTTCTGCGATTGAAAAGCAGATGGAAGCGGCAGCAAACAAAGGGGATGTAGAGACATACCGCAAGCTCAAGGCGCAACTGAATAAAGGAATTCGATAATGGCATTAAATGAAGGTCAACTGGTCACGTATGCTCTGGATGAAATCATCGAAACCATCCAGAACCTGACGCCAATGGCGTCTAAAGTGACAAAATACACCCCTCCGGCAGAATCCATGCAACGTTCAAGCAACACCGTGTGGATGCCTGTTGAGCAGGAAGCGCCAACTCAGACTGGCTGGGATTTAACTGGCAACGCTACCGGTATTCTGGAACTGTCCGTGAAATGCAACATGGGCGATCCGGATAACGATTTCTTCGAGCTTCGTGCAGATGACCTGCGTGATGAGCGTTCTTACCGTCGCCGCATCCAGGCATCAGCTAAAAAACTGGCGAATAACATTGAGTCAGCAATTGCCAAACAGGCAACTGAAATGGGCTCACTTGTTGTTCACGATACCCGAGCAATTGGTCCATCTACTGGCCTGTCTGGCTGGGATTTTGTGTCTGATGCAGAGCGCCTGATGTTCTCCCGTGAGCTAAACCGCGATATGGGCATCAGTTACTTCCTGAACCCTGACGATTACCGCAAAGCAGGCCGCAACCTGGTAGATGGTGACATCTTCGGGCGCGTTCCTGAAGAAGCGTATCGCAACGGTACTATTCAGCGTCAGATTGCTGGCTTTGATGAAATTCTTCGCTCACCGAAACTTCCGGCAGTTACCAAGTCAACCGCTACTGGTGTAACTGTTTCTGGTGCGCAGAAGTTTAAGCCGCAGGCATACACCCTTGATACCGATGGTAACAAAGAGAACGTCGACAACCGTGTTGCAACGGTAACCGTATCCTCCACCACCGGATTTAAGCGCGGCGACAAAATCAGCTTCACTGGTGTGAAATTCCTGTCTCAGATGGCGAAGAACGTGCTGACTGATGATGCTACTTTCTCAATCACCCGTGTGATCGATGGTACTCACCTCGAAATCACGCCGAAACCGATTGCACTGGATGACGCGTCACTGACAAAAGAAGAGAAGGCTTACGCTAACGTAAACACCTCTCTTGCTGATACCACTCCGGTAAATGTTCTGAACGTGGCAACAACCACCGCTAACGTGTTCTGGGCTGATGACTCAATCCGTCTGCTGTCTCAGCCGATCCCGGTAACTCATGAACTGTTTGCTGGCATGAAAACTTCTTCCTTCAGCATTCCTGGTATTGGTGTTAACGGCATCTTCGCAACGCAGGGTGATATCAACACTCTGTCTGGTAAGTGCCGTATTGCTGTGTGGTATTCAGCATGTGCTGTACGACCAGAGGCAATTGGTGTTGGTCTGCCTAACCAGACTGCGTGATAACCAGAGGGAGCTTCGGCTCCCTTTTTTATCTGGAGACAAGCATGACACACATGATCTTTCGTCATGGCGACATGAAGAAGTGGAAAGGCGTTGGCTACGACTTTGAAATCGTGAAAGCCGAAGAGCTTCAGGAATATCTGGATGCTGGCTGGTTTTCACATCCTGATGACCTTTTGAAGGATGTTGCAGAGCCAGAAGAAAAACAGCGTAAAAAGCCCGGTCGAAAACCTAAGGCGGCAGCAGATGAACCTGACAACGAAGGGTGATTTAGTTCTTGCGGCATTACGTAAGCTCGGTGTGGCATCAAATGCCACGTTAACCGATGTCGAACCGCAGTCTATGGAAGATGGCGTCAACGACCTTGAAATGATGATGGCTGAATGGCTTGGCGGTGATGCGTCACCAGGTATCAACGTTGGCTACATTTTCGCTGATGCAGATGTCGCTCCAGATCCTGGCGATGAACACGGTTTATCAAATAACGCTATAAATGCTGTCATTTTCAACCTTGCCTGCCGCATTGCTCCGGATTATGCGCTGGAAGCGTCTGCAAAACTTATAACCACTGCCAGATACGGGAAAGAGCAACTCGTCAAACTGTCTGCAATGGACAGAGCAAAAGCCGCTAAATGTAAGTCCGGTTATCCAAACCGTATGCCTGTTGGTAGCGGTAATCAGTTGGCGAAGTGGAACGGTTGGAATTACTTCCACCGGAAGGAACCTTGCGATAACGGGAGCGAATAAATGCCGATTCAGCAACTTCCGCTTATGAAAGGTGTCGGCAAAGATTTCAGAAACGCCGACTATATCGACTATCTGCCAGTGAATATGCTGGCAATTTTGATATAATAAGTACATGAAAAATCGAAACTTTAAGGAGTAGATATGCTTTCTGAGAATGCTAAAGATATACCTGGATTTGAAGGTGTTTATGCCGTAACAGAAGATGGCAGGGTATATTCTCACTCACGTGTTGTTAAGGCTGCGCATGGCAGCACGCAACTCAGAAAGGGGCGCTGGTTAAAGCCTAAAATCAATCAGGGAAGGGTGCTTTATAATATCGGAGCAAAATGGACTTTTGCCCATCGAATCGTTGCAATGACATTCCTGCCAAATCCTGAAAACAAGCCTCAGGTAAATCATATTGATGGCAATCCACTCAATAATAACGTCAATAATCTTGAGTGGTGCACTCAAAGCGAAAACATCAAACATGCATACGCCACCGGATTAAAGAAACCAATCAAGTTTTTCGGAACCAAGCACCCAAAACACAAGTTGAGTGATGACGATGTTCTTGCAATCAAGTCATCAAAAGAAAGCTTGTCAGTAATTGCGGCTAAGTACGGGATATCTAAGACCTGGGCAAGTAGGCTAAAGCGTGATGCTAACTGGGTTCATATAAAGGTTGATTCCAATGGCAATACAACAACTACCACTAATGAAGGGATTGGGGAAAAGTGCGGTTAATGCTGATTATATAGACCAACTTCCAGTCAATCTTTTAGCTACGCCCAAGGAGGTGTTGAATTCATCGGGATATCTTCGCTCATTCCCGGGCATTGCCAAACGTTCTGATGTGAACGGCGTATCGCGGGGCGTCGAGTACAACATGGCGCAGAGTGCTGTATATCGCGTGTGTGGGGGCAAGCTGTATAAGGGCGAAAGCGAAGTCGGTGATGTTGCCGGAAGTGGTCGCGTATCAATGGCGCATGGTCGGACATCTCAGGCTGTAGGCGTTAATGGTCAACTGGTCGAGTATCGCTATGATGGCACGGTTAAAACCGTCTCAAACTGGCCTACAGACAGCGGATTCACACAGTACGAGTTAGGTTCAGTTCGCGACATTACGCGCTTACGTGGGCGTTATGCGTGGTCAAAAGACGGAACTGATTCATGGTTTATCACTGACCTTGAAGACGAATCGCACCCTGACCGCTACAGCGCACAATATCGTGCAGAGTCGCAGCCTGACGGCATCATCGGCATAGGTACATGGCGAGACTTCATAGTCTGCTTTGGTTCGTCGACGATTGAATATTTCTCCCTGACTGGTGCAACCACTGTTGGGGCTGCTCTGTATGTCGCACAGCCATCGCTGATGGTGCAGAAAGGCATTGCCGGGACTTACTGCAAAACGCCATTCGCTGATTCTTATGCGTTCATCAGCAATCCGGCAACAGGTGCTCCGTCTGTATACATCATCGGATCCGGTCAGGTTTCACCAATCGCCAGCGCGAGCATTGAGAAAATCCTCCGCTCCTACACTGCTGATGAACTGGCTGATGGTGTGATGGAATCGCTGAGATTTGATGCTCATGAGTTGCTGATTATCCACCTTCCGCGCCATGTTCTCGTGTACGACGCATCTTCAAGCGCCAATGGTCCGCAATGGTGTGTGTTGAAAACTGGCTTGTATGACGATGTGTACCGCGCTATCGACTTCATTTACGAAGGCAATCAGATAACGTGCGGAGATAAGCTGGAATCGGTTACCGGCAAATTGCAGTTCGATATCAGCAGCCAGTACGACAAGAAACAGGAACACCTGCTGTTTACTCCACTGTTCAAAGCGGATAACGCCAGATGCTTCGATCTGGAGGTGGAATCATCCACTGGCGTAGCTCAGTACGCCGACCGCCTGTTCCTCTCTGCAACCACTGACGGCATCAATTACGGACGTGAGCAGATGATTGAGCAGAATGAACCGTTCGTTTACGACAAACGCGTTTTGTGGAAGCGTGTCGGGCGCATCAGGAAAAATGTCGGCTTCAAATTGCGTGTTATCACTAAGTCACCTGTCACTCTGTCTGGCTGCCAGATAAGGATTGAGTAATGGCTGATTCGAATCTCAATGAGCCGGTAATCATTCAGGCTACACGACTCGACACATCAGTCCTTCCGCGTAATATCTTCTCGCAGTCATATCTGCTGTACGTTATTGCACAGGGTACTGATGTTGGTAATGTGGCTAACAAGGCCAACGAGGCCGGACAGGGCGCTTATGATGCACAAGTCAGGAACGATGAGCAGGATGTGATTCTCGCTGACCATGAGCAGCGAATTTCTGCTGCGGAAGCAACGCTTGTTAATCATGAGGAGCGAATCAGCCAGGCAGAATCAACTCTTCAGGAACATGAAACACGAATAGCTCAGAATGAAAGCGATATTGCCTCGCTTGATACCAGAGTTCAGTCGCTGGAATCGCAGGTTTCAGACCATGAAACGCGCATCGATGCTCTGGAGTATGCCACTACTCGCAAAAAGTCAGAGGTTGTTTACTCTGGCGTATCTGTAACCATCCCGACATCGCCGACCAACCTTGTTAGCCTGCTGAAAACGCTCACTCCGTCATCCGGCACGTTGGCACCGTTCTTCGACACCGTTAACAACAAGATGGTTGTGTTCAACGAGAACAAAACCTTGTTCTTCAAGTTGTCGATCGTCGGGACGTGGCCCAGCGGAACAGCCAACAGATCAATGCAGTTAACCTTTTCCGGCTCTGTTCCTGACACACTGGTCAGCAGTCGCAATGCGGCGACAACAACCGACAACATCCTGTTAGCTACGTTCTTCAGCGTGGATAAAGACGGCTTTCTTGCCACAAATGGCAGTACGTTAACCATTCAGTCAAATGGTGCGACGTTTACTGCCACAACCATCAAGATAATCGCGGAGCAGTAATGATTCAGTTCAAACCAACGCGAAACATCGACCTGATCGAAGCAGTCGGAAATCACCCTGACATTATCGCCGGTAGTAACAACGGTGATGGATACGACTACAAGCCTGAATGCCGTTACTTTGAGGTGAACGTGCACGGGCAGTTCGGCGGCATTGTTTACTATCAGGAGATTCAGCCGCTGACATTCGATTGCCACGCCATGTACCTGCCAGAGATTCGCGGCTTCAGCAAGGAAATCGGGCTGGCTTTCTGGCGATACATTCTGACTAACACCACCGTTCAGTGCGTCACATCGTTCGCCGCACGCAAATTCCGCCACGGGCAGATTTACTGCGCAATGATTGGCCTTAAGCGTGTCGGAACCATCAAGAAATACTTTAAAGGCGTGGATGACGTGACTTTTTACAGCGCCACACGCGAAGAACTAATCGACTTCCTGAATCACGGGAGATAGCCATGTTATATGCATTTAAGCTGGGCAGAAAACTGCGCGGCGAGGAACCTTGGTGCCATGAAAAAGGCGGGAAAGGTGGTAGCTCTGATAAAAGCGCAAAGTATGCAGCAGAAGCCCAGAAGTATGCCGCAGACCTGCAAAATCAGCAGTGGCAGACGATCATGAAAAACCTTGCTCCGTTCACGCCGCTTGCGGAGCAGTATGTTAACCAGCTTCAGAACCTTTCCAGTTTAGAAGGTCAGGGGCAGGCACTTAATCAGTATTACAACTCTCAGCAGTATAAAGACCTTGCAGGTCAGGCTCGTTACCAGAGTCTTGCTGCTGCGGAGGCTACGGGAGGACTTGGTTCGACAGCCACAAGCAATCAACTGGCTACGATCGCGCCGACTCTCGGTCAGTCTTGGTTATCAAACCAGATGAGCAATTACAACAATCTGGCAAACGTTGGGCTTGGTGCTCTGCAAGGTCAGGCAAACGCCGGGCAGACGTACGCCAACAACATGAGCAGCATTGCACAGCAAAGCGCAGCTCTTGCCGCTGCTAATGCCAACAAACCATCAAGTCTTCAGACAGCAATTAGCGGCGGAACGTCCGGTGCGATTGCCGGTGCAGGTCTTGCCAGCATTTTGGGAACATCAACGCCTTGGGGCGCTGGCATTGGTGCTGGTATCGGATTGCTTGGCTCGTTGTTTTAAGGGGTAATCATGGCTACTTGGCAAGGAACAAACGGCGGATTGTTGGCTGGTATCGGCGGCGTCAACTCAAACGCTCCGAGCGTAAATGACATCGGCAATACGCTTCAGCTTATCAGGCAGAACAATGATATTGAGCGTTCAGGCGCTAACAATGTTGGGCTGACTGCTTTGCAAGGCCTTTCAGGTATTGCGGGGGTGTTTCAGCAGGAAAAGCAGGCTCAGCGGCAGAAAGAATTTCAGCAGGCATACGCTAATGCTTATGCTTCTGGTGATCGCGGAGCTTTGCGTCAGTTGGCTACTCAATATCCAGACCAGATTGAATCCGTTCGTAAAGGCATGGGATTCATTGATGAAGATCAGCGTAATTCTATCGGCACCTTAGCGGCTGGCGCACGCCTTGCGTCATCGTCTCCAGAAGCAATGCAATCATGGCTGCAAAACAACGCCAATGAGCTGGCGCGCGTCGGTGTTGACCCTAATAACGTTGCTCAGATGTATCAGCAGAATCCTTCAGGATTTGGTGAGTTTGTTGATCACCTTGGAATGGCTGCTCTTGGTCCGATTGATTACTTCAATGTTCAGGACAAGATGGCTGGTCGTGAGATTGATCGCGGAAAACTTGCAGAGACAATCCGCAGCAATCAGGCTGGCGAGGCGCTAACAGCACGAGGCCAGAACATCACGATGCGCGGTCAGGACTTATCTGCTTCTACTGCGCGACGCGGGCAGGATTTGGCAATGCAGCGAGCGTCAACAAGAGGAACCGCTGGGAATGATGAGCGTACAGTTCAGTTATCAGATGGCAGAACTGTAACGGTAGGCGGGAAACTTCACGGAGCTGGGGCTAATGCGTTCTACGAAGGCATCGACAACGAGGGGAATATGGTTCGCGTTCCTGCCAGTTCAATCGCAGCTCCTGCAACATCGTCTGCATCAGCACAAAACTATGCCATGAAGAAGGATATCGACGCGATCGCAAATGCAGACGCTTCTGCTCTCGATTTCATGACAGGAATGACAGGCGGTGCAGGTAATCCAGCAATTGGTGCTGATGTTCGCAGCCGATTAACAGGAAAAGAGCAGCGCCAGTTATATAACTCAGCACAACGTATTCAGGGCAGAATGCAGAATCAGGGGGTGGCGGCAGCAAGGGACATGGGTGCCAGTGGTATTAACACCGTTGCAGAAGCGAAGATGTATTTTCAGGGGATGCCGCAGGTTGACTATTCAAGCCCGGAGGCTATGCAGCAGTCTATTCGTGAGATTCAGGAATACACCAACAATTACAACCAACAATATAACGTTAATGTTGGTAAATCTCAGCGGCAGCAATCTCAACCTGCACAGGTATCACAGCCAGCAGCCAGCAGTAACTTTTCTTCACTATGGGGTGATTAATGGCTAAAGCATGGAAAGATGTTATCGCCTCTCCACAGTATCAGGCGTTAGCACCAGAACAAAAAGCGCAGGCTCAGGAGCAATACTTCAATGAAGTCGTGGCCCCGCAAGCCGGAGAAAATGCAGAGCAGGCTAAGCAAGCTTTCTATGCTGCCTATCCATTGCCATCTGTGCAGCAAGTGGAGACACAGCAACCAGTAGCACAGCAACAACCACAGCAAAGTGGATTTATGTCTGATCTTGGCGAAGCAGTAAAAGAGACTGGTCGCGGACTGGTGCAGGCTGGCGTGAACGTGGCAAACATACCTGCATCAGTTGCCGATGCTGTAACAAGCGCGGCGGCTTGGGCTGGCGGTAAACTCGGCATTGGCGATGGTACATATCAACCAGCGCCACGAGTAACAACGCAGGGATTAGAGCAGGACTTTGGCCTTCAGCAAGGCGCGCTGACTCCACAAACGACAGAGGGAAGGGTATTTGCTGAAGCATTGCCTTACCTCACTACTGCTGGCGTTGAGAGAGCGGCAGCACAGGCACCAACACTTGCTGGTCGAATTGCTCAGGGGGCAACTCGCCTTCTAGCAGAAAACGCAGTTGGATCACTTGCTGCAAATAGTGCGAAAGATGATGCGGAAGCACTCGCCACCGATTTAGGCGTTGGTGTACTTGCTGGCGGTGCTATTAACGCTGCTGGACGTGGATTAGGTGCTGCTTATCGTGGCGTTCGTGGTGCTATCGCACCAGAAGCGCAACAGGCTATCAGATTTGCAGAGCGTGAAGGAGTTCCTCTGCACACCACAGACCTGTTACAACCAACTTCCCGCGTCGGAAAAATGGCGCAGACTACAGCAGAAAATATCCCTCTGGCTGGAACAAGCGGAATGAGAGCAACGCAACAGGAAGCGAGAAGCCAGTTGGTGCAGAGATTTGCTGATAAATTCGGGGAGTATGATCCAGCGGTTGTTATTGACAGCCTTAAAGCGAAAACATCAGGAATTCGTCGTGCCGCCGGTAATCGACTGGAGCAGGTTCAGAATGCTATGGCTGGAGTAAACATTCAGCCTGCGCGAGCAATTCAGCAGATTGATACAGAAATATCTAACCTGCAGAAGCTTGGTAAGGTGGCTGATAACGAGACAATTTCAAAACTTCAGTCATATCGTGATGAGCTTGTTCGCAATGCTGGCCCTGAAGGTCCGGTAAATCTGGATTTGAAGCAATTAAGCGACCTGCGCAGTCAGTTCAGAATGGACGTGAAGGGTGAGCGACCAGTGTTACCAAACCGTTCCGATGCTGCCATTCAGCGCGTTTACAAGGCGATGACCGACGATATCAATGGTGCCATTGGTCAGAATCTTGGCAACGATACTCTCCGTAAATATCAGCAGGCCAATGCCGTCTACGCTGACGAAGCGGCGAAACTAAAGAATACCAGGCTGAAGAATGTTCTCATGAAAGGCGACCTGACGCCGGAAGTTGTCAACAACATGCTATTCAGCAAGAACAAATCGGAAATTAAGACGCTGTATAACTCAGTTGGTCGTGTTGGCAGGGTGCAAATGCGCAATGGCATCATTGGAAAGGCGATGGAGAAATCTGGCGGATCCCCTGACCAGTTCCTTCGGCAGCTTAACATCCTGCAAAACCAGACTGGCATCACATTTAAGGGGCAGGACGCTGCTTATCTGAAAGGATTGAAAAATTACCTTCAGTCCACTCAGCAGGCAGCAAAAGCGGCAGTAACAACACCAACAGGGCAGCAAACCATCCCGTTCATTATCGGGTATGGGACGGCAATGAACCCGGCGACAACTGGCGCAGCAGTAAGCTACGGACTTCTTACTCGCGCCTATGAGAGCGAACCATTCAGAAATGCAATGCTCCGAATGGCAAACACCCCACGCGGATCAACAGCGTTTGAGAAAGCCATGCAGCAGGCGCAAAAGGCCATTAACGCCCTGACTCAGGGTGCCAAGTCTGATGCGTTGTCAGAATAGCTTCGCAAACACCAGGAACGTGCAAAAACCAAATATGTAGAACGCAATATTCAGCATATCTCTTTGCATAAATCCTCCGTAACTGATGGTTAGCTGCTGTCTTTTTTATATAGCTCTTTGAGCGTATCAAAGACAATTTTCTTAACCATATCGGATTGTTGTTCTGCCATACGCTCTGCATCGTCAATGTAAACTGATGCAGAGTTTTGTTTATCCAGTGATTCTTCAATCGCTGCAATTATCTCTGAGTTCAGAGACCTGTTATTCATCTTCGCACGCTGCTTAATTTTCGCGTGGAGTTCATGCGGAAGTCTCAAGTGAAACTGCGCCTCGTCGTATTTGCTGTACATCCTTGATGCCTCACCAATTGGGTGGAATGGCATCGTAACTTACTGGATAAATACTCAATAGTACCATTTCGGTATGCAATCACATCATGGTTGCATCATATCATTCGTCTGGAGCAATGAAATGTCAGATATCACCGCAAATATTGTGGTAAGCATGCCTTCGCAACTCTTCACTATGGCGCGTTCTTTTAAAGCCGTAGCCAATGGCAAAATTTATATCGGAAAAATTGACACTGACCCGGTAAATACTGAAAACCAGATTCAGGTTTATGTAGAGAATGAAGACGGATCTCACGTCCCTGTTTCTCAGCCAATTGTGATCAATGCTGCCGGATATCCTGTGTACAACGGGCAGATTGCCAAATTTGTAACTGAGCAAGGCCATTCAATGGCTGTATACGATGCGTATGGTGCGCAGCAGTTCTATTTTCCTAATGTGTTGAAGTACGACCCTGACCAGGGAATTATCAGGTTAAAAGAAGAAATTGCGAAAGATGATGGAGAGAAATATATCGGAATATGCCCTGACGTTTCTACGCTCAGAACAATTGAGCCATCATTCGTCGGGCAAAATATAACTGTTCGTGGATACTACTCTGACACACCCGGGCTTGGGGGAGGAACGTTTATAGCCTTTTCCAGTTCTGAAGCTGACGATGGTGTGAATATTTTTGTTACCCCCGGAGGTAAGCGATGGAAGAGAGCAGGAAGCCACATCGATATTCCGGTAGAGAACGGTGGCATGATGACATCATGTACGGCTGAGCAAAACAGTGAAGCCTTTGAACGCCTGACTGCATGCCTTCCATATGAAGGAGGTACGCTCAGACTCAATGGATTTTACGATATTAAGTATGGCGCTATCGTGCCTCCACGTGTCACGCTGGAGGGGTGCGGTATGGATTCCTGTGGATTAATTAAAACAGGTAACGATATTAAAACCGTTCCGGATCGCATGTGGCAGGGTGTACCACACAGCTTCTCCAAAGACTTTATTGTTGCGGTAGATATGGATAGTGACACATCAGGTGATTTAAGCGGGACACAAACAAGAAGCACCAGAATAATTGGATTGAGTATTCTAAATACTGCGCCCAATCCTTGTGATTACGGGGTATATAGCGCTATCAGTTACAATGTGCGCCTTCAGGACCTGTATATTCATAGGGTGAAAACCGGTTATCGCACTAGTGATAGTTGGTTGCAGACATGGGAAAACATTACTATTCAGGATGTCGTTACTGGAGTTAAAATCGAAGCAGGTGGAACTACATATAATTTAAACAATATTTATGTGAAAACATGTTCAGGTGTTGGATTCGATCTTAAAAATCCGACATATAGCACAATGACAGGATGTGCTGTGGATTTTGCAAATGGAACTGCATATAAATTCGTGGATTGCACCGGGATTGTGTTAGATGGTTGTGGGTGCGAAGAAATAACAGGGACACAGATATATGCTCAGGGCTCTAGAATTTGTATTAATGGTTTTAGGGGGGTAAATCCAAAGAAAGGAGATGCAGAATCTTTTATACTTGATTCATCTGTAATTAATTTAAACTCATCTTATCTTCCTGATTATGTTGGAGGTGGTACAGATAAATATACCAAGATAAATGCGGCGGTGATAAATTCGAATAACTCTATATTTCCTGACCATGTAAACAATAAAATTACATGGGGCAGTGTTCAATCCATAATGAATATTCATGATGAAAGAGGTGGATACTCAGTAACAGGAAATTCAACGTATACTGTTCTTGGGAGGGTTGAGGGAGGGGTGATTACAATACTCTCTCTACTGCCACCTACGGGAGATGCTAATTTTTACCCAATTGGAACAAGGTGGGAGTTACTGTATCCATCGGCTGTAGGTCCGTACAAATGGATTTTGTTAGGGGATAAAATTTGGCATGTTGCAGGATCAACATCGTAAAAATTAATTGCCAAATTAAAATATACAGCTATTATTTTGCACAATACTATGCATAGGTGCAAAAAATGGATGAGAAAGTAATCAATATTAGGGCCGTGGCTGCTATTATGGTTGTAGTTCTTCATGTTAATTCACAGTATTTTCATGATGTTACAAGCTACTGGACTGTTTTCGCTTTGATTGGTTCAGCAATGCGGCCCTGCGTGCCTATTTTTATAATGATTTCAGGGTATTTATTGATAGGAAGAGTTGGCAGTTCAATTGATTTTATGAAGAGAAGAATATCAAGACTTCTTCCTCCAATATTATTTTGGGGGGTGTTTTATGTTTTTTTTGTATCAGTTGTTGGAAACGCACAAGTTTCAATAAATTCACTCATATCAATATTAATTGATCCTCCAATGTTTCATTTATGGTATCTTTATTTGATTGTTGGCGTTTATCTCATGATGCCTATTTTATCCTCTTGGTATTTGTCGGCGTCATTTGGTGATAAGATTTTTTATATTTCGCTTTGGTTTGCATGCCTGCTTGTTGCTCAGTTTGGTCTTGGTGTTGAAATTATAAATAGATATTATCTTGGTCAATTTTCAACATACTCGTTTTATTTAATAGTGGGTGCTTTTGTTAAGGAGGTTTCATTTAAGTGCAATGTAAGATGGTCTGTTCCGAGCATGGTTTATATTCTAATTACATTACTAATAACAACTCTTACGATTTATGACTGTTATAATAATGGAGCGCCGTCAGAGAAGTACTATGAATACACAAATCCAATGGTTGTTCTTCAATCAATATTTTTATTCATGGCGTTAATTAAGCTTAATAAATCAAATTGGTTTACAAAAGTTGTTTCAAATTATTCACTTGGAGTTTATTGTGTTCATGTTGCGATAATATTACTAATATTCCCTACAATAAAGACAACAATAGATAATGCATTCATTTCATACTTTGCATCTATTTCTTTAGTTCTGATCTCATCAGTTATAATTAGCTCAATTATCAGATTGGTTCCTTTTATAAAAAGTGCATCGTGAGTGCTTTAGTTGCATGAGACAAAACTGAGACACAGAAAGCTTTGCACTGGATTGCAAGGCTTTGTGCTCTTCGATAGTGGTTAAGGTGGATCACTCCACCTTTTTATCAATCCAGTCCGCCCACCATTGCATCATTTCTCTGCGCTTATCGAGATACTGAGCATGGTTGTAAATTCAGATAACCCAGTATGTTGACAAAAAATTAGCGCAAGAAGACAAAAATCACCTTGCGCTAATGCTCTGCTACAGGTCACTAATACTATCTAAGTAGTTGATTCATAGTGACTGGATATGTTGTGTTTTGTCGCATTATGTAGTCTATTTTTTAGACTAAAGATATTGTAATGCATTGATATTAATGGTTTTTAATGTTTCACGTTCAGCTTTTTTATACTAAGTTGGCATTATAAAAAAGCATTGCTTATCAATTTGTTGCAACGAACAGGTCACTATCAGTCAAAATAAAATCATTATTTGATTTCAATTTTGTCCCACTCCCTGCCTCTGTCATCACGATACTGTGATGCCATGGTGTCCGACTTATGCCCGAGAAGATGTTGAGCAAACTTATCGCTTATCTGCTTCTCATAGAGTCTTGCAGACAAACTGCGCAACTCGTGAAAGGTAGGCGGATCCCCTTCGAAGGAAAGACCTGATGCTTTTCGTGCGCGCATAAAATACCTTGATACTGTGCCGGATGAAAGCGGTTCACGACGAGTAGATGCAATTATGGTTTCTCCGCCAAGAATCTCTTTGCATTTATCAAGTGTTTCCTTCATTGATATCCCGAGAGCATCAACATGCAATGCTGTTGGGATGGCAATTTTTACGCCTGTTTTGCTTTGCTCGACATAAAGATATCCATCTACGATATCAGACCACTTCATTTCGCATAAATCACCAACTCGTTGCCCGGTAACAACAGCCAGTTCCATTGCAAGTCTGAGCCAACATGGTGATGATTCTGCTGCTTGATAAATTTTCAGGTATTCGTCAGCTGTAAGTCTTGATCTCCTTACCTCTGATTTTGCTGCGCGAGTGGCAGCGACCGGGTTTGTTGTTATATGGCCTTCAGCTATTGCCTCTCGGAATGCATCGCTCAGTGTTGATCTGATTAACTTGGCTGACGCCGCCTTGCCATCGTCTATGTATCCATTGAGCATTGCCGCAATTTCTTTTGTGGTGATGTCTTCAAGTGGAGCATCAGGCAGACCCCTCCTTATTGCTTTAATTTTGCTCATGTAATTTATGAGTGTCTTCTGCTTGATTCCTCTGCTGGCGAGGATTTTTTCGTAGCGATCAAGCCATGAATGTAACGTAACAGAATTATCACTGTTGATTCTTGCTGTCAGAGGCTTGTGTTTGGGTCCTGAGAATAACTCAATGTTGGCCTGTATAGCTTCAGTGATTGCTATCCTTCTGTCTCTGCCTAATCCGAACTCTTTACCCGTCCTTGGGTCCCTGTAGCAGTAATATCCATTGTTTCTTATATAAAGATTAGGGGGTAAATCCCGGCGCTCATGACTTCGCCTTCTTCCCATTTCTGATCCTCTTCAAAAGGCTACCTGTTACTGGTCGATTTAAGTCAACCTTTACCGCTGATTCGTGGAACAGATACTCTCTTCCGTCCTTAACCGGAGGAGGGAATATCCTGCATTCGCGTACCCATCGACGAACTGTTTCAAGGCTTCTTGGGCGTCGCTGGCGAGCGTTCCACTCCTGAAGTGTCAAGTACATCGCAAAGTCTCCGCAATTACACGCAAGAAAAAACCGCCATCAGGCGGTTTTGTGTTCTTTCAGTTCTTCAATTCGAATATTGGTTACGTCTGCATGTGCTATCTGCGCCCATATCATCAAGTGGTTATAGCAGTCGTTGAAGTCCTCTGCTTCGATAACCCTGTTGAATGGTTCTCCATTCCATTCACCTGTGACTCGGAAGTGCATTTATCATCTCCATAAAACAAAACCCGCCGTAGCGAGTTCAGATAAAAGAAATCCCCGCGAGTGCGAGGATTGTTATTCACCTTTGACGGCAAGTTGCAGGTTAGCCACGGTTAACCTCCTGCGGTGGTTCCGGTAGTGGCATCCAATTGATTACATCGCATTCAGGGATGCTGATATCATCACCAAGCCACCCTTGACCTTCAGACCAGCATTGCACGTAATACCCGTATTTTGTGTTCACTACGCACCACTGCGCGTCGTTCGGCATTCGCTCACTACAGCTTATCCAACCATCCGGAGTTACCGGCGCTGGCTGGGCGGTATAAAGCGGTGTTATATCTGCCCGAAAATTACATGCTTTATGCAGCCGCACCCACCGTTCGACTTCTGCTTTGTCAGAATACATACCAGTGAACGTGTTATATTCACGGTCAATTTGCGTGAATGTTACCTTCCACGCCACCGGCTCTGCTTCCAGCGATGCCAGTGCAATCCGTGCCAGTTCCAGTTCCCGTTCAACCATCTCAAGAACAACTTTGCAGTCCTCACCTTCTTTGCTAGCACGTCCTTTCAAGTCTTCCAGATAACTAACGCTTTCGCGTGCATGGGAGATTAACTGTTCTTTGGTAAAAGTTGTCATATCAGCTTTCCTTGTACGGGTTAATTTTATTGTGTAGTGCGTTGAACGACGCCCATACCACGTCGTTATACAATTCAATAACTGGCTCAATTATTTTCCCGATTGCCCAGACAAAAATTAGCGGGGATATCGGTATCATCAACACGATAAACAGAATGAGAAACATGATTTCTATTGTCCTGCTTCTTCGCGGATATTCTTTTCTGAATAATGTAGGCACATCACTCTCCTTTAGTGCGCAAGTGGTTTTTCCAGCGGTTTTGCGCCGCGCTGGGTTTGTTAAGAAAACACATCACGATATCAGCCGTGTTTGTGAACAATCCCATTCTGCGGTTACTGAGTTTTAACCATTGCTGGACGCCGCGCGCGTTTCTACAGGTCAAAAGAATTTTTGCTTTACGGTTTTTCATCGTTTTGTTCTCCTGCGTTTGCGTTTCTTTGCTGCTCGTCGTGCCGCTGCAATACCGGTATGGCGGCGCTTTGGTGCCGGGATGATGTTGTCAGCCATCAGGACATGTGGCTTTGCAATTAGCGCAGGAGCCCAAAAACGAGTCGGGTACGTTAACAAGCCGAAAAATGCCACACGCATTACTCACCTCCCTTACCCTGAAGCATGGCGGCGCGATAGGCG